GTAAGCTTGAGGTGAACCAAACTCTGAATCATAGAAAAGAAGAACTGCATCTTTATATTTTTTAAGATATGCACTTGCCATAATAAGACCAAAGGAAGTCTTAAAATGTTTGGATGGACCAGCAAGCACAGTAAGACCAGGTGCTAATCCGCCATCGATAGAACCAGACAATGCTACATTCATCATTGGTACCGGTGTTGATACTAAATCTTTCTCATTGAAAAATTTAGATTCAGAAAGAATAGAAGTTTCTTTTACTTTACTATTCTTTTTTAGTTTATCCATAATACTCAAAACATATCTCCTTACGACATTATGATACTATTATACCATAAATTCATCTAAATGTACACTACTTTTTTCATAATCAATTTTACGTGATTTATTATCTTGAACTAAAAAGTCTGTATCGATCATTGAGTTATCGAGTCTACCATCACAAAATTTAAGAACATGTTCTGCCATATCCATAGCAGTTGTCACTGGTACATTCTGACATATATGATTCAAATTTCGTAGACCACCTTGTAATACAAAATCACGTGGAAGCTTCATAACTTCCATTGCTTCTCGAATAGTAAGATATCTATCCTCATCCGGATGTGTAAGGCTATGAGGTAGATGTCCTACAAATGCTCCAATATAATCTTTAGGAATTTCTGTGCCTTTTCTCATGATATTAAACCCATCTTTAAGTTTATTATACATGCGATCACACCGACCAGCTTGATTATCAAAGCCTTTCTTTGACATCCACTTACCGACTACATCATACTTAGGACCATGAGCTTCGATATAATCAAAAAGATTTGCAGACTTAGTAATCTTATCTGAAAATTCTTTATGACTAATACCACCTTCAATTTCTTCTAAAACATATTTGTAATAAGGATCTTCTGAAGGTGTCTTACTATTAGTTAATATATTCATGGGATCATCAGCTTTACGTTCAACAGAACGAATAGCATCTTCAATCTTTTCATGCTCCCTTTTTATATATTCAAACATCGGCACCTTATCACCTTTCCAAAAGAAATAAAATGTTCGATCTCGTGTTTGGCTCAGTCCATGAAGAAGCGATTTTGTTTTATAGATCGAGAAAGTATATCCAAACTTTTTCCCGATTTTTCTAAGATCTCGTACGATTGGCTCTCCCATTTTGCTAGCGAGTCTCGGTGCATTTTCGCCCCAGAATACCTGAGGTTGGAGTGACTCCAACACATAATTTGCCGAGGTACGCATCCAATCGTTAGCACTAGCATCGCTGCTAGCTGAAGGGCTAAGACTGCTAAGCCCAGCACAAGGGCAAACGGTATTAATAACATCAACACTAGGTAAATCAGGTAGCCTACCATCTCCAATAAGATGGTAGGGAACTTTGTTTTGATAGTACTCAACGAGGTGAGTATCATTTGCTTGAAATCCATCATAGCTTACAATATACTCCGGTTTTTTATTAAAGATGTTTTGCATGGCGATTGTTTCACCACCAATAAGCGGAACTATACTTGCATAATTCATGGTGTTAAATATTCCACAACATCTACTTTAGCTTCGAATCCTAATTCTTTCATTGCTGTAAGATCGGCAGTATTATCTTGAGCTTCACAAGGATCACCTGATCTATGATCTACACCTGGGAAACGAATGCGAGCTAAGTCAGATACTACATTTCCTTTACCGGTTCCAATATCATAGGCCGGTCTAAGACTACACTCTGGAAATAAATGAGTGTCAGTAATTTTTAACATTATAAGTTCAATAGCATGTATAACATCATCAACATGAATGAAATCTCTAATATGATTTGTAGCATATTTCAAGTCTCCTCTCATAAGCTTACCAATAAACATAGCATCCCGAGCGCCATCACCATACACAGTAGTAAACCTTAAGCCAACTTGACCTGCTTGTGCAGTTTCTTCGTTTACTTTTTTACTAATACCATACGGAGATAAATGCCATTGATGAATACATGATGATGAAGCATACAATAATGGTACACGTGAGTGATAACACATATGTTGAATTTTAGTGGTAGGTGTTACATTATTATGCCAATATTCATCTGGCTCTTCAATACTACGACGAACATCTGCATCAGCTGCAAGATGTATTACAAAATCAGTATCTGGTTCTAATTTAAAATCATGAATATTTTTGCCAGCTCTTCGATCCCAGCCAATAACTTCGTGTTCATCTTTTTCAAAGTGTTCTTTTAAGTGGCTGCCGATAAATCCACTTGATCCAGTAATCATTATTTTCATGTGAAGAAAGCCTCCAAGCCTTGTTGTTCAACATCATTATAGTTGAGTGTTTTTTCTATTATATCATTATATATGATCGTAGCATCGCAGTGATCTTTCCAGAACTCAAACATTTGATTACGCCAGTCTTCACGTATATCATTGTTATTTGCTAAGACTTTCATAGTCTTTACCATTTCACCAGCGTTAGTTGCATCGATACCAATAGTGCCCGTATTTTTACATTGACTAATAGGATCACCAATCTTACGGTGAATTACATGATCACAGAAATGTTTATGAAAGATTGGAATAACACCAGCAGCAAATGAATCTGTATGACAATACTCTACGTTATCACCATAAGTATTTTCTTTAAAGTACATAAGATCCGAACCAAAGGCACCGCTACTCATCCGATCCATCATTTCTGAATGTGTGTATGCTGAATAGAGATAAGCACCGTTATTAGTATTTTCTGAACCATAAACAGGATCACGTGTAAGATTATTGTCAATGCCTTTTTCAGGCCTGAAATAGTTAATGACTTCTCTACGATCTTTCATTTCTTTTGGATTTTTATATAGTACCAACGGATATTGGATCGATGCTTCTAAACCTTCCAATACTGTAATAAATCCTGCCTGTTTAAAATGATCATTGTGTAGATCAATCATAACATCTGGACCTTTCCACATTGCGGTACGACCAACCCATCGAATATATCGTGTATCTTGTTGCTCAATAGGTTTCCAATAATCTTTATTGAAATTGAATCCTACACCCATACCAGTTAGTGGAGTTTTGATTCCATTCTTACGAACCCATTTGCCAAATGCATTCTCAGTTGAATGACACATAAGGACATCCATCCGTTCACAAATTTCTTTAAGTTGCGCATTACGATTAATAGAATGTATCTTATGATCAACCTGAATAAGAGACTTACGAACTTTGATATGTTCCAGCATTTTTACAAAGTTATCAACCATCTGATCCGGATGGGACTTTGATGGAACACTCCAAACAATACACATATCAAGCTCATTGATTTGATCAATGACTTCTGTGCATGTCATGAGATCTGGAAACTTTTTAGCTGGCTTACTAATAGTATCCCAATCAGCGCCACGAAAAAAGCTTTTCTCAAATGGCATAGAGTTCATACGCGGCCAAAGCTTATCAATAGTGGCAAATACTTTGACACCTGGGAAAAGCTTTTGAAACTCAACTACATTCTTAGTAAGTCCTACACCTTCAACACCTCTACCGAGGATCACACCTATTTTCATTATCTATTTCCTTCACCATTTTGTAGTATATTATAACATATATATGATCGAAAGTAAACTGTTATTTCACCGAATCATACTTTTTGTTATAATATACTAACAATATTCCATCTATATAGTAACACCTTCTGGTGTGCATTCATAATCACTTACTGTATGGATTTACTCTTTCAGATCATAGATCTTCTGTTCTTCAGGACTTTCTGCTACAAACCTAATTTTTTGTGTATATGCCATATCTGTTTCAAGTCTTTTTATTCTATCTTGTAACTCTAGAATTTCATTGGTTAATCGCCTATTGTTATACTCAACATAGCCTAATCCTTCTTCTTGAAATTTTTGCTTAATCCATTCCTGAGTTGCTGACATTGATAAACTCCCATTTTATGTTTGCTTCGTCAAACATTCCTGAAGTAGTCTTCCATGATTCAATCCATTTGAGTGGAGTTAATCTTTCATACATGACTACACGAGAAATGCCCACTTGAATTATACCCTTTGCACAATCTGAACAAACGGGCAGACCTGTTACATACATAGTAGCACCATCAAGTGATACACCATTGTATGTAGCATTATATATGACATTCATTTCTGCATGAACGACATACTTATATTTGGTTTCACGATCGAGGTAATATTCTGGTTTATCAATTACACCTCGTGGAAAACCATTATAACCTTGAGCTAAGACTTGTCCTTTATTTCCAACAGCAATTGCTCCAATTTTACTTGAAGGATCTTTTGACCAAGAAGAAACTTCTTCGGCCAATTTAAGATAGCGGAGGTCCCATTTATTTAACAAGATCAAAGTGCCTTTCATAGACATGAAGATTTTGTACTTGCCAAACCATAAACCCTGGCTTGACATTAAGATCTTTAGCAAGCGTTTCTAAAACATAAAGCTGCCAAGCATAGTCATTTTTATATCCGAACACGACATCGTTTGAGCGCATCTGTACGACACACTGCAACTCGTCATTGCGGATATAATAAGTAACAGCATTAGTACAGATAAAATCGCCTTTACCATTTTCAGTATACTCTGCCCATATTGATGGCCTTTGGTAAACCATTGACGCTCTACGAGAGTCAGGATTTTCTAACAATTCTGTAAGTACATTATCGTACTGTCTATAATATATATCACTAAAAATCAGACGACCATAGTTAGAATTTATTTCGCCGTTATCATTTGCAGAAAATTGCCAAGCAATTGGGGGTTGTTTATCAGCAGGATACTTAGGCCAAGGGTAAATGTCATTAATATTAGTACTACCAGAAAGGTACCAATCCAATTCAGCGGTGATGTATTCGTCGTTTGGAACTCCAAAGATTGCTGGCTCGTCTGCAATAAATGAAGCGCCAAGCAACTCAATTGTGTTTTGTCCAGTTTTGTCGACGGTGAAGGCTTTGCTTTCAAGTTCTGCAATAAAATGTTTTCTGACATCCTTAACTCCCATTTGCATTTGATACTCGCTTTCTTAAATCACTGGTAGAAAACCTGTGATCTCTCTTGTTAAAGTAAAGTTCAATACCACGATTACGGCATTCATCTTTACCAGTAAAATCTTTCTGTCTATACTCTTCACCAAGTATCCTAACATTAATTGGATACATGTTTATTATATCAATTAAATCCGCTTCTGTACAATAAATAATGACTTCATCGACATATTTTATTGCAGCGAGTTGTGCTTGTCTTTCGACAACACTTTGTACTGGTGCATTCTTTTCTGCGCGGTCAAGAGTAGGATCTACTTGCAAAGCAGCAATTAAATAATCACATTGCGATTTTGCTTCTCGTAACATGCTAATATGACCGGCATGAAGTAAGTCAAATGTTGATGCTGTAAATCCTATCTTCAATGTGTCCTCCGTCCATCAAATACACAAACAAAGTAACATCCGTACGGGCCTGCATGCACGCGATGGAATACACCATCTTCAATAAGAACTACATCACCGACTTTAACATTAACAGTTTTGTCATCCAGTTCCATTTTACCAGAACCTTTGACAAAGTAATACACTTCTTCTTGGCCAGCATGGCTATGACCTGAAGTACTTTTCTTTGGCTTAAGCTTAGTGCTACTTACAACAAGATTATTAAGTAACTTATTATCTTTTACAATGTAGCGGTCATCTTCTTTAACAACCTCGCCACCAATATCATCAATCGCTAGTTTCATCAAGAGTTACCTCAAATTTTGCTGGTCGGTTTAACATATCACGAGTACCATCTTGACCTTCAATACCTTGATTCATATAAGCAGCAAAGAAAGAAGCATAGTTAGCAAGATCAACACATGAATCTTCGAGTGATTCAAAGTTTTGTTCATAGTTAGGATCATGTTCCATAGCCTCAAGTACAGACTGCATACGAAGAACTTTTGCATACATTGTATCGAGTAGAGTAGCACAACCGCGTGGATAGTAATCCGCTTGCTTTACGCGTGAATTCGGATTTTGATAATCATTAGATTTTTTGACTTGTATTTCAGCACATCGCTGAAGAAATTTAAGAGATTCTTTCATACCTTACTCCATTGTTAGATTTATTATACCACACTTTTCACTTAATGTAAAGGAGAAATTACATATTTTTGTAGACATATTCAAGTGCACGATCTGCTTCTTTATCCATTGGCCTGTTCTCATACCAATTGCCTGTTTCCATATCGAATTCACGACATAGCTTTGAAATTTCTGCAGCAGTAATTGGATATTGTTTTTTTACTGCGTTACCGGCAAGTGCTACCATAATCTGATACATCTTATGATACCAACCGGTTTTATTTATGACTCGGTATTCTGACTCGAGTTGACGAGGGAAGAAGGGACAGTCACGATAGGACGACCACACCACGTTAGTGTTATCCATTTTTCCTTTACGATGTTCGATGATTTGTCTTTGCATTTCTTCTGGCAATCGATCAAAGAAGTTATTGAGGTTTGCTTTTTCAGCATAAGGCCATTTCCTCATAAGTTTAATAGGATCAATGTATTCGCCAACATGATTAAAGATAAAGTTGTAAGCATTAGCATATTCACCAGGGACATAATACATTCGACTAAGATCTTTAGTTTGCTTATCTGCTAGATCACCAAGCTCGCTGTTAAGTGCAAACCAAAAATGTTTGATGTTATCTACAGGAACTGATGATGTAAGAGGAAAGACTAATCTAAATTTAGGGTTAGCCTTTGTACTACTTGCTGTGCTATAACATACATAATGATATTGAGCAAACCTTTCGGCTAATACTTCTTTTAATTTACCACCGCATTCAAAATCATCAACATCAACAGCACACCAACCTGACCATTCAACTACATTAGCATTAGCACGAGTTGTATCGAGTAAGTATGTGGCTGGAGACATAAGGACTGCATCTTTCTTAGATGCAAATGGTCTTTCGGCTAGTTTATACAACGCAGTTTCGAACGAATGGAAGTTCTTAAAATCCATTCGTTCGTGAGTTTTATTATCAAATACACTCTTAAAAAGTGTTAGTGAAATACCCGTGGTTGCCGCCATGTTCTGGGCCTTTCCATCCATCTGGCTTGATGAGATCTGGCAAGCCGAGTGGGTTGGGTCTGGATTCTTTGACACCGGATTCTTTAGACATGTTTGCATTATGTATCTCATTCCAAGCTTTATGTGCATCAACACCAAAGGCATCCATAGTACCAATAGCCACAACACATAGATCAATTAATCCATCGACAATTTCTTCAGGATCTTTTACGTCTACAGCATTAGCTGTTTCACCAAGTTCTTCTTGTAAAAATTTAATTCTAAACTTTAAAAATTCTTGTAGTTTTTCTTTATCGCCAGCAACGAGTTGTTTCGAAACCCAATCATGGACTCCAAACTTACGATGCATATCATTAATATCTTGTACCCAATTTTCAGACATATTCAATCCTTTTCCATTTTGTATATTATACCATAGTTTCATTGTAATGTACATACTTAATCATTATGTAATTCCAATTGTTCTTTAACTGTGTCTAGTCTTTTTCGCATGTAAATAACAATAGGATTCATAGCAATACTATATTCCATCTTTTTTTCAGCAAGAGCAATTTCTTCTTCTAAAAACTTTAAACGATCTAAATCAGTTAATACCATTATGCAAAAAACTCCTCCAAGGTCATTTGATCTTCAACATTCCAACCTACGGCATCAAGGATTGATTTTAATGGTTCAACAAAAGTTTTGTCAAATTGTAGATCGTAATCTATATATCGATCTATTCCAAGTTCTTTTGGTAAATGCTCAGGAAATGCAATAACATTTTCGCGGATCTTATTAGGTAACTTAAGATAACAAAACTTAATACGATCGCCATTGTGTACTAGCTCATATTTTTCTTCTAAGTGATATTCTTTTAGATACTTATTGTATAAGAGAGAACCCCGCACATGAATAGGAGTACCTTTCTTATAGATCATTTTCCGGTCTTTCCATTCCGTAATGTTCGTGACTCCACGCGGAAACGATACGCTTTCGGCAGGAAGACTTTTGAACTCATTCTTAAACGTTTGGATAAAGTCTTGGGTTTGCTTTTCATCTCCGGAGATGATAATCTTAAAAGCTTCTTTAAACTTACCGCGCACAATCTCAGGTGTAGAAGACTTAATAGCTTCAATACCCATGATTTTAAGTTTTGGTTCGGCATATTGTACACCTTCATTATTGTGGACATTAAGGATATATCTTTTCTTTGCTGTCCATATACCACGATCAGCTATAGCTTCCCTAGACATTTCCATACGATTCTTATAACCATTCATATTTATGAACAGTTGATCATATGCTTTTGCAAGCACAGGTTCAAAATGTTCTTTACAAATTTTATCGAGGAAAGCAACCGGATCTTTAGGATTAAGTTGTGATACTAATGGCCCAAAGTTACAATAAAGACTATCCGTATCAATTGCAATGATATAATCTTTATCTGTCTTAAGTATTTTATTCATAGCTTCATTCATAGCTTTTTCAGCCCATTGAATTGCTAGCTGGCCAGATAATGTTACACCTTCGGCTAGTCTTAAGTCAAAATACCGAAAGTACTTGTTGCCGAGTGCACCATAGAGAGAGTTCATAAGAATTTTAATAGCAAGTTGTTTATTACTTAGTGTATTAATTTCACGTTCAAGCTCAACAGTTTTAGTTTTCTGATATTGTTTTTCAGATGCTAGCTGCATCTTTTTAACAGAGGACCTTTCACTATAGTAATCTTCAATGATAGTTGGAATAACACCTTGCTTATCTTTACGATAAGTAGAACCATTGGCCGCAGTAGAAAAATCAATGTCAGTTTTATTACCATTCATATAGTAATCCACACCACCGTATGTAGAATTTCCAGTCAATGTTTCGGGTGACATGTTATATTGTACAATAAGATTAGGATACAGAGAATTCAAATCAAATGAAACTACCCAATCATGCAAACCAATCTGAGGTTCTTTAACATAACCACCAGCAAATTGAGTCTTGAAGTTATCACCGATTTTAATTGGTGGTACAATTTTATTTGAAAGTAGTTTACGATATATAATGGATTCCCATATTGAAGTAACACCAAATGTGTCAGTATAGTTAACACCACCTTTGTATGCCACTGTCATAGCAAGTGTGATGAGTCCCATCTTTTCTTCAAGTCTTTCAATCAATTGCACATCTTTAATATTATAGTCAATGTATTTTTGAAAGTCTTCTTTATATAGATTCTTAAGAGAACCGAATTCATCGTATGATAATTTCTTTTCGCCAAGAACTACATACGCAATATGATTAAGTTTATAAGATTCTTGAGGACCATAAGTATAACCAAATTTTTTGAATAGATCTAAGTAATCAAGTGTTTGAATACCGCGCAAATCATATGTTTCATCGGTCCGGCCCATTCTTGTAATTTGCCGATAGTCAACCATACCCCACGG